GAATCGGCAGCGGTTGTCGAGGTAACGTTGGAAGAAAACGAGGAAATGGTCCCGTACCTGTTGGCTGAAGCTATCCCAAAATCATAAGAAGTATTTGGGACCAAACCTTCTATCGTTATTGTGTTGGTCGTTGCCTCTAGATAAGTGTAATAGGTATAAGAATGTTTTTTGTATCGGATAATATAATGATCAAAAGTATTGGATACAATGGCAGTCCAAGTCAAAACGACATAGGCGGTCAGCGTTCCGTCTCCAGCGATACTTACGCCCGTAGAATTTACCGATAAACTAAGCGGAACAATATCAGCCGTGTCCGTGGCAACATTGACGATATTGGCTATCGACTGGCCGCCGATGGAACCTCCCGAATGAGATCCTATAAAGTCGATCACTCCGCTGGAAAGGGTATATTTCAGCCGGGTAATGTCGGAAGCAGAGCCATAATACAGTCCTTCTGGTCCGAAATAATAACCGTCATGGGTAGTATCCGTGAAAGACGTCTTCCCGTACTTAACAACCCCTCCAACCACGGTCATATCGAACGCCGTAACGTGTCCGGCCATATCAACCGAGAAAGTGGCCGCCGCGAAAGTATTCCCTCCAAGCCAAATGCCCGAACTGTCAGCCTTGAAACAGGTGGCGCCGGCTCCAATTTGAATCGTATCCGAAGAAGAGCCGCTTTGATCGGCAACTTGTCCTCCGATAACGATCGGAACGGCGTCTATATTCGTAAAAGGTTGTATTATTGTGTCGTTCATCAAAAAGTTATGTCTATTTCTTCAATCTCCGGGGCCGTATTCGCGCTTGCTATCGGCTTAATTCTGAATTGGACTGTATTAACGCCAGCCACAGAGCTGTCTATGGTTATTTTTTTATTAAGTGTATCGGTAGTGGTATCGGTAATCTGGGTATAAGAACCGCCATCAATGCTTTGCCAAATTTGTATGCTGCAACCTGTCGGCAAAGTCCGATAATAAACCTCTATATTAAAGTCTTTCTTTTCTCCGCGATCTACCGCGATAACACGAGTATCCAAATACGCGCCGGTAAACTTATTGGCGGTATCCAGTTTGTCTATCCCGTAAACCGTTCCTGTTGTCGTATCTTTCCAAGAAACTAAAAGGTCGTTCCCAACCGAAACTATCGCTCCGATAACAATGTTGGAGCTGTTTCCTGTCGAAATAAGATATTCCAAATTGAGGATCTTCGAATACTCCTGGCTGTAAGACCCAAAACTATAAATTCCCTGTTCCGTAGGGTTGCCGGAAAGGTTGGAAAGCCCAAAGAGAGGAAGACCGTTTCTATTAACCGCGGCGTTCGGATAGACTATTGCCTCGTTCGTGCCGCTCCAATCGCCAGGCATTTTTTTGTATTGTTCGAGAACTCCGGTGTAAATATAAAAATTCCCCTTTCGTCCGGCTTGAACGAGAACATAATTATCTGTCGGCAAAAAACAATTTATCCCAACCTCCGGAACATCGTCCGCGCTCGAAAACGAGACTGACCAAGTATTCCACCTTATTACCCAAGTTTCAGAGACATTGGAGTTAATGAATGAACCCATAAGAAGATCGGTCAAATATTTTCCCAGGGCCGAGATCCGTAAAGGGCTTTTGACATCGACTGCTTTATCCGAAAAAGTTCCGGCGTCTACCTGAGCGACATAATTTTTATCCCCGATATATAAAACCATCGTCTGTTTCTGTTCAAAAATAGGATGGTAATCTGCGTCCGTATTGGTAAAAGTAGCGTAGTTATCTTCTCTCCCGGACCACGCCAAACCTATCTGCCAGCGTCCTAGGCGGCTCTGCATTGAGTAGTAGATATATCCTTGATATTCAGCCGCGTCCATTATCCCAACCGCTCCTGCGGCGGGTGAAACGGTCGCCACCAAGGAATAAACTCCGGCGCTTGTCCTTTTCCATATCTTTCCGTTGGTAGATCCGAATAAATAAGCATTCCCGTCCGAACAAGGGACTATCGCTTTGACCAAGTCATCAACCGTTGACCCGCTTTCTTTGGTCATCTTTTGGTTGACTTTTAAAATTCCTGGCTCCGAGTGTATGTCAAAACCAACCAACTTATGCACGGAGTTGGCCGGACCTTGATACTTGCTGTTGGCAATACCGCCCAAATTGAAATCTTTTAAAATTATTGTAGACATATTAAAAAAGTTTTTTAAAAATAGAACCGATACTATTTAAATTCGAAACCAAAAATCCAATACCGCCCATTATTACTCCGAACATCGTGGCTTTCCCCTCCATCCTTGCCCAAGCTTTTTCCCTGTCCGATACGCATTTTTCCAAGTCATCAACCCTTTTATCTTGACTGTCCATTCTTGCTTTTAGGTTTTCATTCAAAGTCTTGACCTGTCCGGCCAACTCTCCGACCGTGTAATAAAGACTGTTAAAATTTGGTTTTTCGTTTTCCATAAAATTTATTCTTTAGGCGATTTATCCCAAACATTATCCGTGGCTTTAGGCGATTTATCCCAAACATTATCCGTGGCTTTGCCGATCATAGCCCAAAGTCCGGCGCGAATACCGTTCAAATAAAGCCTGACTGAATCAACAAAAGAAACGACCTCCTGCAAAGTTAAGGTTTTGCTAAAAAGACTAGAAAGAGAGGATGAAAAATTGGCGGCCGCGCTGAAAATATAAATTCTGCCAGATGTAAAGCTTGACGAATGGCTGACTGTCTCCGAAAAAAACTTGACTGCCTGCCTAGCAAAATTATCAAAGAAAGAAATGGTCTCCGTTATCTCTCTGCTAAACCGTCTAAACACGCTTCCCGTGAACGTAACCGCTTCTCCAAACAAGGCTTCCGTTCTTTTGTAAGTATTCGCCGAGAAAGAAGAGGTCTCCGAAAATGTCTTTCCGACCACCCTCAAAAGATAACCGCTGAAAGAAATTATTTCTCCAATCGTTCTACTTAATATTTTAAGCACGCTTCCCGTAAATGTGATTGTTTCCTGGAAGAAGACACTTGTGTTTTTATATAATCCTGCCGAAATAGAGAGAGTTTCTCCTAAAATCCTTCCGGGCAATTTAAAAATATAGCTGTAAAAATTGATGGTTTCTTCAAATAGAAAAAAATAAAATTTTTTATACAGGAACGTAGAAGTATGGTTAGCTATCTCTTCGAGGATTCTGTAAATATTTCTTGAAAAATTATCGTAAAATGTTGCAACTTCTTCCAAGACTTTATTTTTGGTCTCAATATGCCCAAAAAAATCTGCTATTAAAGACGTTGTCTCTCCGAAAAACCTCCCGATCTGCCTTATAAGATTGCTGGAAAAAGAAATAGTCTCTCCAAATATTTTGTTTGTTTGGTTGGTCAAGTTGGCTAAGAAAACAGAAGTATCTGAAAATATTTTTGAAGATTGCCTTGAAATACTGCTCAAAAATGAGATTGTCTCCGCATAGACATAAGTTAATACTTTCAAAGCGCTGAAATTATCAGTAAAAGAAAGAGTTGTTTCCAAAAATGACCGCTGAGGAGTTTTGACCAGCGAGGATATATGATTAACGGTTTCTAAGACTGTTTTCGAAAATTGTTTTATGGCGTTTGCTGTATGGTTCGCGGTCTCCGAAATAGTCCGCCCGCACATCTTGATTAAGCTGTCGGCATGGTTAACCGTTTCTGTTAAAGTTCTAACTCTTGATACTATAGAGGAGAAGGTGCTTGTGTGAGTCGTTGCCTCCAACAACGTCCTACTATTTTGTTTTATAAAGCTGGACGCATGATTGACGATGTCGAAAATGGTGCGTCCGACCCCCTTGATAACACTTGCCGTATGGTTGACGGTTTCCGTCATCGTCCGAACAAAGGTTTTTACCTTTGAAAAGGTATCGGTATGCGTAACGGTTTCCAGTATGGTCCGACCATTTTGTTTTATAAGAGAAGAGGTATAGGTTACGGTATCGGTTAAAGTGCTGAATTTTGATTTTATCGAACTGAAAACATCGGTATGGGTTACGGTATCAGATAAGGTTCTCCCGTTTTGTTTTATGACGCTCGAAGTATGATTGGCCGTTTCAGACAATATCCGGCCGAGAAGCTTGATTAAGCTTGAGGTATGATTCACCGTCTCCAAAAAGGTACGGCTGGCTTGGTTTATCAAGGAAGATAGATGAGATACTGTTTCTAGGAAATACCTAGAGTTTTGTTTTCTGCATTCATCTGTATGAGTAACCGTTTCGGCCAACTCTTTGGTAATTGGTGCCGCCGTATAGGTGGCGTAGATGGAATATTTAACTCCATCATAACCTCCACCAGGATTCGGATTAGTAGGGGTTGTGTAATTATTTGAACCCGAGGCTAAACTATTGTTCCCCGATCCATTGTCATAATAAATTCCGCAAGAATTGCCACTAAAAATAACAAAGGGATAATAATTGCTTCCGCTTACTACTGAAGGTTTTGTAGAATAGACAGAAGTAGCCCAAACAGAGGGATAAGGAACTGTTACAACTCCACCAACTCCATTGGTTAATATCGCAAGATTAGAAGCAGTAACAAAACCCTTCATTGAATAACCAAGTACTGAGTAGGTATAGGCAGAGATGCTGTCAACAGTTGCGTTGCTGGAAACTGCCGAAGAGACCATTGAACCATAAGCAGCATTCGCTGTCCCCGAGAAAGACCCATAAGACCCAGCCGTTGTATATCCAAACGTCAACCCTGCGGCGTGCTTAACTGGATAAACTGCTTTATCTAAAAATTCCTGTGGAATATCTACTGTCAAAAATCCATTGGCAATATTCAAATCACCCCAAACCCATTTTCCAGCAGAATCTTCTATCCGTGGTCTGTAAATGTGTCCAACTTTTCCACATTTATATTCCTTTCCACCAGTCCAATTTATTTTATTTTCTTTAGCATAAACCGCATACGAACCTAAAACATTTTCATCGCAACTCCAATGCCCATTGGGGTGTTGTTTTCTCTCCATCGGTTGTTTAAAATATTCAACCCCCTTATCAACTACTGTGAATTTGACTTGATAATTACCAGTCTTTTTAGTCCTTGGGTCCTTTAAAAGCAATATTTCAAACTCGCTCGCACCTTTTGGATGTTCGTCATTTTTTATATCGTAAAAATGAGCCTCAACTTTAGACCCTTTCCACTTTATCTTTCCGTCCTCAGTGATAACTTCCGGGCTTTTCTCATCGTGAACAAGGCGAAGAGAGCAATTTACCTCATTGTCCCATCTTTTTATTTTTTGCTGTGGAAGAAACTCGTTAGCAGTCTTGCTGTCTCCCACTTCCAACTCAACCTTATCTCTAGGATTGCTTTTAGGGACGGCAAAAAAAGTGTTATCAGCTATCTGATATTTTTGAGTAATGGCTTTGTCTAATTTTATTTTGTCTAGTTTTGCCATATTAGTTCCTTTCCTCTGCCAACCTTTGAAGATTGGCAGAAAAAAGAACTAAGCTGCTTTTACTTTCCAAGTGATCTGCAACGAATCCGTGTTGACCACGTTGATCGCTGAGAAGACTTGCCTGCAAAGCAAAGTTCCCGTCGACGCGGCGTTCAATATTCCGCTTTCGGTTACGGCCTTGGTGCCGGTAACAGAGAAAGTGTTGACCAACTGGGCGGTATCATTGGTAACGGTAGTCGTTACGCGCGATGCCGTAGAATTGGCTCTGGCTAAACCGCTATCGGTCAACTCTGTCTCCAAAGTTGTATTGCCGACTGCAAAAGCAGTCGTGCCAGTTCCTAATCCGATATAGGTAAAAGCGGCCTCTGCTCCTGATCCGTTTATCCTCGAAGCCAATCCGGCAAACCCGGCGTTGGTTACCGCGTTCGGCATAAAAAGCTTAGTGGTCCAAAATCCAAAAAGGATTGGTATTCTAAACCCGTATGCCGAAAAGTGGTTTGCTTTCCCCTGCTTTATTTGGCCGTCTTCGGTTATCGGGTTCGGGACCAATTTCCTCAACAATTTAAGGAAGAAATCTCCCAATGAGTTCATCTTCCAAAGAGGCTTGAATTTTCCATCAGCGCTTTTCAACTGATAAAAAACGTTCTCATAGCATTTTGCTTGAACTCCGATTTTCTTTTTTAATTTTTGTTCTTTTGTCATGTTCATTTGATTTCCTTACCGCTGAACTTTTTAGAAAGTTCGGCAATGTTTTTATTTTCTTCCTCGACCTTTCCTGTTTTCTCAGCGATCTCCATATCGCTCTTGTAAGTGGAGAGTTGTTTCTTCAGCTCAACGTTAAGGGCTTTCTCGTCGGTATTGGGAGCCAGGGCTATCCTGCGCTCGCTCGCTACCTTGCCCTCTTCGTCAACGATGTTAAAGGCAACATCCACCCACCTTTCGGTGATCCTCTTGCCGTCTTCAACGTAACTTCGTTCATCCGGCTTGAGGGAAATAACTTTGATTGTGTAGTCCATTTTAGTAATCCTGCCCGTCATCGTATGGAGTAGAAGACAATTCGCTTCTATCAAGATTGAAGCCGGAGATAGAAGCCAGGGCGTCTCCCAGGTCTCTTGTCATCACGACCTCTTTCTCGTCCTCCGATAATGGGAGTGGTTTAGGTCTCGATTTTTTATAGGCTATTGAAACTCTGCGAACTAAAAGACTGTGAAGTTGCCTCGGGATACCAAAACTTGTCGTGCTGGGGTCAGCCGACATATCGGTACTAGAGGATAAAGTTGTCAAATTAGCGGGATAAATAATGCCGTGCATTATTAATCCGCCCGTAACATCAATGATCGCGTCCCCGGAGTAAATCCAAATAGACTTTCTGAATATATCAAAAGCCGGTTTTCTGCCGGTGTACGCTTCAATGATGCTCGTTTCGTCTGTCGCGCCTTTATAATGGGCTAAGTCCGTCTCGTCCATTCTCTTCTGCTTGGACCCGTCCAATTTAACTTCTAAGTATTTAAGTTTTATAAGCTCATCAGGCAACGCGTATTCCCTAGTATTGGCCAGCAAATTACGCGTAAATTTCATACCGAATATATCCTCATCTTTCTTAACGATTTCTTCCGCCAGTTTATCCTTATACTGATTGGCAAGGATCAAAATGTTGGCGTCGGTAAGTGTCGAAGAATTGGTCCCGGTATAAAATCTGATTAAACTTGCAAATTCCGTTGGTGTCATAGCCTTAAGGTGGCGATTTCCTTTAGGCTTATAAACTCAACGCGTTTGGGTTGAACGGATAGGCGGTGTTAACGTACACAGCATTCGGAACGACCGTCACGTCGTCCAAATCCGTTGTGGTTGCGTCAAAAATACCTGTTCCGGTCGGATTAACGATTACGTACCCGATGACTACTTGGCTTGCGGGAATGGCCGGGAAAACTACGGCCGCCAAGGTGGCTGCGTCGGCAGATTTGGTAACAGTTACCGTTCCAGCCGAATCAATCGTGAGAACGAATATCGCAAACTTAGCGTTAGCTACATCGTGAGTTGTGGCGGTAAGCGCAATCTCAGCGGTCGTTTTCTTATAGATAACGCCATCTATCATGTAATAAATGGTGTTCGCTATCTTGATGGCTTTCTTGGAAGAACTGCCAATTGCCAATGCGGCTGAACTCATAACGAGATCAACGGCATTGGTTTGCAAGCTGGTCAAAGCCGCTCTTACATCCGCCGAAGAAGTATTAACTCCTTGTGCAATTGTTTTAGACATTTAATTTTTCGATTTCCGTTAAATTCTGATTAAGACAATGCTTGATCGACGCGAACTCCGTCTTTAACCTCCTCTCTGTCGGCAAGTTTGTCCTGCCCGGCCGAGGAGGTTATATTCAGATATTCAGAGATGGTTATTCCAACTGACATCGGAACTTCCACCATCATTCCTTTTTTGATGGTCAACTTATAACCGTTGATCTGAACGGTTTCGAAAGCGCCTACTTTTTCCCCTATTCCTAGGGGAATAAAAGTGCTTGTTTTCGGTTCTTTGGCGAGGATCGCTTTTGTCTCTTCGATTCTTCTTTGATAGTCCTGTGCTTTTGACAAAGACTTAATAGTTTTTTCTATTGGCATAGTATTTTAACTTTTTATGCTTCCTGATTATTGGCTTTGGCGAGGGATTTCCTCAAAAAACGTTAGATGGCCGATTCGATACGAGTGATGAAGTCGTTGTTCAAAATTTTAGCAACGAAAGTGGCTTTCCAGCCCGATGTCTGTCTCTGGTTCAAAGGATCAGCGGTGCCGGCAGAGCCAAGAGGTTTGATAATGTTCTTCATCGCTTCTCCTGAAATGCGGCTGATACCATAGGCGTTAGCACCGAAGATCATTGTTCCGTAAACATCGACGTTTCCTGCGCCTCCAGCTGTAAATACTTTGGAGTTGGTGGTTTCAATGAAACGCACTTCATCGACGCAACCGATCTCTCCTTCCATAACTCCGTTCTGGTTCGGATATTTTTGAACCGGGACAAAGCCTGGAAAGTTAGTCGTGTTTTTAAATCCGACAGATACGTTCGGATGGACGATACCGATATAGCAAGCTGGGATCGGGGTTGTGTTGAAGCCGGTCGAAGGATTGATCATCGTAGTCATCTTTTTGGCCTTGTTGTTTTTCAAGGTTAAGACCGAGTTCTCGATCAAGGTTTGCGTAATCAATTCGTTGTCGGCAACCTGGGTTCTCAATGTATGTCCGGACCCTGCGTAAGATTTTGAAGTGCCGGCGGCTAAGATGTCCCTAGTCAACTGATCAAGGGTATCGGCTTCCTGTTCCCCTAAAAGTTCTCCTGTCTCCATCAAGACGGGGTCCTTGCTTTCGTAATCAACCACATCGGTAAAGGTTACGAAATCACCGTATTGAGCGATTTCCGCTGTTATTTCTGTGATAGATAACTGGCTTCCACCCGGGGTTATTCCCTCCGAAAGAGGTGTGATGGCCACGGCTAAGCTGGTGTATCTGCGAAACTTAATGGTTTTGGTTCCCGGATTTTTGGGCAAATCCCTCACTTGAGCCCATTTGGTATGGACAAGCAAAGGGACGACTCTCTCTAATAAATTTCTGTCGTAGAACTCTTGGTTCTCGGCAGTGATCTGTGTACGAGTTGTTACTCCTGGCATTTTTTTGGTTATTGGTTAAATCAGTTCGGCGCTTTTTATCTTCTTTGCCTAACTGCTTCTTTCTCTGCGGCGAACTCTTCTTTAGACATCCCCCAAACAGACTTATTTCCGCCTGCGTTTTGAGCTGAACCGCCTCCGGTGGCGCCTCTTTTGGCTTCATCGTCGGCTTGCTTGGCTCGATTCGCGCCCAACTTCATCAAGTCAGGACCGGCAACCTCGTAGAAAATGCTCTCTATAGGCAATTCTCGACGGCTGGGGTGCTGCATAAACTTGCGGGCTTTGGCTTCGTAGGGCTTAAAGTCCGGGTTCTTTGTTAAGAAAAACTGGACTTCTTGCTCATCTTCCGCTTGTAGGGACTTCGTAATAAACGGTTCTAAAAGAGGTTCGACCGTATCTAAAACGAACTTTTTATCTTCGAGATTCTCGCCAGCTTCTTCTTGATCGGCTTCACCCGCTGCGCCTTGGCCTTTCAGCTTGGCTATCTTGCGAGCTTGACGTTCAATGATGAAGTCTTTAACGGTTTTTCTCTGCTTGATCTGCGGTTCGTCATCGCTTTGAGGACTACTCCCTGCTCCTTCCGCTGGTTGTCCTTCTTGACCTGCGGCCGGTGTGCTATTTTCTGGGGTTGTTGCACCTTCCCCTGTCTCACCTTGTCCGTTTGCAATCGGAGTTTCGGTGGTTGTTTCTTCTGGCATGGTTTGATTTGTGGGCCGCGTAAAATTTGGAATGCCGAAACCATTTCTACGGATACCCGGTTAACTCTCGCCGTTTCGACGACGGCGGTAAGCCCTTAACAGGCTTAGAACTGGTGCGCCCTACAAGTGGAAATCGTCAAAGCCTCTCGCTGGACGCAACAGTTCTAAACCTGCTTAATGTCTTTTATATTTTTGTAATAAGGATCTGGGTCCTCTTCCGTCTCTTCGCTTGGACTCAACTGTTCAATAATCTTTTCAGGAGTGTCGATTATGTCCTCCATAAAATTGAGTTGGTCTCTAAGCCTGTCTACCTCCGGATCAGCCAGTTCCTTCTTCGTGTTAAAATTAATTTTTCTAAGAATTTGGAATTTCAAAACCTCGATATTGTCGCTGATGTTTTTTCTGACGATCTGCCAGCCAGGGGTCATCAAAAGAGCCCTCAGTTCCAAAACCTGCCCTTCTGCGTTCTTGCTGGGAACGGGTTTTGCAATCTTTTTGACAATGGTTTTTGTTTTCTTGGCCATATCTATTGAACTTGAGGCATAGGCGAAACCGCCCCATTATTAGGAGCTGCTCCTGGCACTAAACCCTTAACGCTTAAATCTGTATCGGTTTGAACGGTTCCCCTTTGCTGGGTCGGAAAAAGCTCCGGTCTTTCTTTCTTCAACATCATCGCGCGCTTGTGAGCTTCGATGTGGGCGTACTTA